TCCGAGAAAGCTGAAACAGGAGAAGGCTGGCGTCCTTGCCTGGATGGTCAAGGGAGCGCTGGATTACCTGCAGAGAGGCCTGCAGGTGCCCGAAGGCGTCACGGCAGCAACCGCGGAATACCGGGAGGAGAGCGATCCCATCGGAGCCTTCCTGCGGAACGCCTGCCATGTAACCGGCAAAGACATCGATCGCGAGACGCCGGAAGAGCTGTTCAATGCCTATGTGCGATACGCCAAGCGCGAGGGCCTCTCGGAATTCAAGCAGGCAACCTTCTCCAAGCGACTGCCAGACCAGACACGTAAGAGCTGGAAAGGGCAGGACGGGCTAATGCACCAATTCCGTAAGGGGAAGAGCGGCACGACCGTCTATTATGGCATCGTGGTTCGCGATGAATTCCGCTCGACAGGGCAGGGAGAGGCGGCCGCTTCGCCTCCGCCCGGGCGATTTGCCAGCGATGAGCCCTTCCCGGAGGACTTCTGATGCGCTATGCCGAAAAAACCCGAACCCTTTGTGGTGATTTGCGGCCATCGCGAGCTGCATCGTCCCTGCCAATATTTCTTCGGTGGGACGGAAAAAGGGACGATAGGGACGATAAAATTCAGCGTCCCTGCTTTGCGTCCCAATCAAAAGGTGCGGAGTTTCAACTACTTGCGACGGTAGGGACGCTAGGGACGGAAAATCCCGGGTTCTTATGATGCGCGTAAGAAAAGTGCATTAAAAATTTCTCATCAATAAAAAATCCAAACAGCATCGCATGTGCATGCGTAGCTCTAAATTACCGTCCCTAGCGTCCCTACCGCCCCAACATTGTAAATTGATCAATGTTTTCAATGAATCCGGGAAATCAGTTTGGGACGGAAACTTCCGAAATAGGGACGGAAACCTGAAATTTGGGACGCAAGGACCCTCGTCATGAAAAAACTCGGCATTGAAGAGCTTCTCACCTGGGCGTTCACGCAGGAACTGTGCAAGGTCGGGGCGACCGGAGCCTCTCCGGCAGGTTTCAGCCAGGCGTGGAGCCTGATGGTCGAAATGGCGTCGCTTGGTACGCTCATCGACCGCAGCCCGAACAGCTATGGCGTGATCCCTGATTTCATCGTGACGGATGACCCTCATCCTGACGCGCTGCTGGTCGGCGACGCGGTGAAGTCCCTTGCGCGCCGCGGCGGTTTCGAGATTGCCGAGGGATGGAACCCCTTTCCGGAGTGGAGCGACGAGCTTGGCCTGATCGCGGCCGACGTTGCAGCCGCCATCCGGCAGGCTTTGTCGAGGCGGGACGCTATGAACGGTCGCCACGTCGTCAGCCTCGTCGCAACGCATGCCATCCTGAAGGCCGGGCCGGATTGGCACGCCGACGAGCCGCAGGTCCGTATGGTCATGCATCGCGGCAAGCCCGCCTGGTTTGTGCAGGCGAAGGCGAAGGACAGCTTCGGCAAGATGCGTTGCTTTGAAGCTGACGGCTATGACCAGCGCAAAAAGCGACCCATGAAGGGCGCCTACCGCAAATACGAGCTGTCGCACTCGCTGGTGTCCGCTGCGCTCTCCAGACTGGACTGGCAACTGTGGCAGGACGCGCTTCTGGTGCTATATACCGAACTTAAGGGGCGCTTGTCGGTCGTTGATTTGCTGCCCTTCGTTCCGAACCGGCAGCCATGGGTGCGAAACACACGTGTGGCAACGTCGTCACAACATATTGAAAACGCCTAGCTTTTTTCTCGAAATCACCCCTTGAACTGCGTCAGTTGGTTGACATACCTTCGAGCCTACAGAATTCGGTACGTGAACCCACTTCGGCAAACGCCGGGCGGGTTTCGCATTTAGCGATGGAGGCGGCCATGCACCCCGGCGCTGTAATGGCGCCAGACGAGAGAAGCCGATGATGGATGCTCAGATCACTGTCGATCTTCGGCAATTCAATCGATCCCTGACGGACATCGAGCGAAAGCAGCTTCCCTATGCCATCATGCTGACGCTGAACGAGACGGCCAACGGTGGTCGCCTCGAAGTCCAACGCGAGATGGAGCGGGTCTTCGACCGGCCAACCCCCTACGCAAAGCGGGGCGTCGTCTACGATCGGGCGACGCGACAGAACCTGAGGGCAGCGGTTGTCGTGACCGGTGATCGCACCAAGGGCGGCTTGCCTGCGACGGCATTCCTCGGTCCGCAGATCGAAGGCGGCATGCGCACCCATAAGGCTTTCGAGCGGCAGCTCGTCGACCGGGGATTGATGCAGCGGAACCTGGTGGCCGTGCCGGCAAAGCGGGCGCCGCTCGATCGCTACGGCAACATGACGCAAGGGTTTCTCAACCGCGTCATGGCCGACCTGCAGATCGATTATCGTGGAGCGGGCGCGACCCGTACCCGCACCTCGTCGTCGCTCAAGCGGAACAAGAACTACAAGAACGCACGATTCTTCGTGCCGAAGCAGCCGTCGCACCTCTACCCGGGCGTTTACCAGCGTGATCCGGCAACGGATGCCATCCATCCGGTGATCCTGTTCGTGCCTCAGGTCTCGTATCGCATCCGCCTTCGCCTTCGCGCAGTCGTCGAGCGGTACGTGGTCGCCAACGTCCACGATCATTTCGCCGTCGCCTTCCAGCGGGCGGTTCGGACGGCCCGATAGGCCCTCCGACGGTTCGCGGGTCCTTCCTGGCATCCGCCAGCCTGCGGGTATTTGGCACGGCGGAGGTTGTCCAGTCTGGGCGATTTTTTGAAGCCTAAAGTCAGAGCCTAAACTAAAGAGCGCGGCTAAAGTCGGACCTAAAATGACACTGTCCGCTGAAACCATGACCAAGGGCGCCTTCGCCGCGCATATTGGCGTGAGCGCCGGGCGCATTTCGCAATACATCGCCGAGGGTAAGATCTACGGCGATGCTCTCGAAGGCGATGGCAGGACGGCGAAGATCAGGCCGGCGATCGCGCGGCGACAGCTCCAGAAGACGCTGGAGCCGTCGCAGCGGTTCGGGGCCAACGGTGTGGCTGTACTCAAGTCGGCGGCCGCGCAACCTGCATTGCAGCTCGCTCCGTCCGATGGTGCCTCCGCGCCGCCGCCGCGGTTGAACTTCACCGACGATGTTGCCGACCAACTCGCGGCCGAGCGCCTCCGCCAGCAGCAGATCACGACGGCACGACTCGAGCGCGAAGAGGCGTTGGAAGTCGGCCGTTACATGCTGACCGACGAGGCCAGACGCCAGACGGTGCGCGCCGTGTCCGAGGCCTTCAAGGTCATGGAACAAGGCATCCCGGAAATGGCAAAGGCGATCGCGGCCCAGTTCGGCGTGCCGATGCATGACGCGACGCATGTGCTGTTGAAGGTGTTTCGCGATGTTCGCGCGAAGAAGGCAGCCGGCTTTCGCACCGCCGCAGACGAGCAGCCGGAGCACATCGAGGACGAGCAGCCGTGACGATGCTCTATAATCCCGAGCGGCTGGCTCTCAGCGTGCTTGCCGAGATCTGCGAGCCGCCGCCGGCTGTCGATTATCTCGACTGGGCGAAGCGGAACATCGTGTTCTCGGAACGCATCACCGACCATCCGGGGCCGTACAACGAAGACCTGGTGCCGTTCTTCTCGGAGATCCTGCGGGCGCTGTCGCCCGAAGATCCGTGCAACATCGTCAGCTTGGCGAAATCGGCGCAGATCGGCGGTACCATCTGCGCCAACATCTTCACGCTCGGCTCCCTCGACATGGCGCCTGGCGATTTCCTCTATGTCCACCCGACGGAGGAGAACGCCGCGCGCTGGTCGAAGACGAAGCTGATGCCGCTGGTGCGCGAGATGCCCGCGATCGCCAAGCTGTTTTCGCAGACAGCCGCGATGCGAGCAATTCGGTGCTCTACAAGGAACGCATCGACGGGCGCGGCGCCATCCAGGCGGCCGGCGCCAACTCGCCGGCGGGCCTGTCGATGATCTCGCCGCGAAAGCAGGTCCAGGACGACCTTGCCAAGTGGCAAATGAACGAGGCCGGTGATCCGGAGGTGCAGGCGGACAGCCGCAGCAAGGCGTTCTTCAACGGCAAGATCTTCAAGATCTCGACGCCGATGGTCTCGCCGGGCTGCAAGATCACGTCGAACTATCAGGAAGGGACGCAGGAGACCTACCACGTCCCGTGTCCGCACTGCCAAGAGCTGCAGGAGCTGCGCTGGGAGAACATGCGGGATCACATCGATCCCGAGCATCCCGAGCAGGCACATTTCGTCTGCATCCATTGCGGCTGCGAGATCCACGAGCACCACCGCGAATGGATGGTGAAGCCGGAAAACGGGGCGAAGTGGGTCGCCAAATATCCGGAGCGCGGCCGCCGCCACCGCTCCTTCCGCATCTGGATGGCCTATTCGCCGTTCGAACGCTGGGAGAACCTGGCGCGCGAGTGGCTGACGGTCCAGGCCGGCGGACCGGAAAACCGGGAAAAGGGATCTGGCGCCGAGCAGACGTTCTGGAACGATTGGCTTGGTCTCGCCTTCGAGGCGGACAACAAGGCGATCGATTGGGAAGTGCTCAGGGATCGCGCCGAGGACCACGGTTTCCAACGCGGTGTCATCCCGGCCGAGGCGCTGGCGCTGGTGCTCGGCATGGACGTGCAGGGCGACCGTGTCGAGTGGCTACTGGTCGGTTACGGCAGGAATCGGTACCGGGCCGTTATCGATCACGGCGTCGTCGACCATCGCGCCGGCAGCCACCTGGCCGACGCGAAGGAACATTCCGGCCATATCTCCGAGCCGGAGGTTCGCGCCGCCCTCGATCGGCTGCTGCAGCGCGAGTGGCTCGACGATGCCGGCCGCAAGCGCACCGCCGACCGCGTGGCGATCGACGGCAACGCCTACACCGACGATGTCTGGAACTGGGTTCGCAAGCATCCGAAGTCGCGCGTCATCATGGTTCGCGGCGGCAATACGGAAGCAGCGCCGCCGATCGTGCAGACGAAAGAGTATGACCGAAAGGGCAAGCCGAAGAAGCAGAAGTGGTCCTCCCGCTTCTTCACCTTCAACGCCTCGGCCTTCAAGATCCGGCTCTATCGGGACTACAAGAAGGACGACCCGGAGCAGGCGGGCTACATCCGTTTCGCCCGCGGCTTCGGAGACGATTTCTACCAGCAGGCGACATCGGAAGCCCGGGTACCGGAGAAGACCCGGAGCGGTCACACCCGCTACGTCTGGAAGCTCG